ATATTATTCTAAAAATATTTATATTATTCTAAAAATATTTATATTATTCTAAAAATATTTATATTATTCTAAAAATATTTATATTATTCTAAAAATATTTATATTATTCTAAAAATATTTATATTATATTATTTTTTAGGCTTTGTTTTATAAGAGGTCTTAGCATTACCTTTATTTTTTGACTTATAATCTTCATATTCTTTTATAATTGATTTACACTCTTCTAAAGTTAGATTTTCATGAGACTTATTAAGTCCTTTGAAAAATTTAGAATATTTTAGTGATACATTCTTACCATTATTTTGAATATATGCACCAAATTTACCTGATTTCACAATTATATTTTCACCTAAATCAATACCAACACTTTGAGATGATGATTCAGAATTTGAAACACTATTATTAGATGCACTTGAACCTTTATTAATAAAATCTTTAATATTTTTCCTAGTTAGTTCACTTTCCTTTAGTTCACCAATATTAATGTTTCTACCATCATATTTTAAATATACACCATACTTACCCTTGGAGACAATAACATCTTTCTTATTTATATCACAAAATTTGTATGGATATTTCAACAATTCTAATGCTTGCTTAAGTGTTACATCCTCCATTTTTAATTCACCAAGCGAAGCAAACTTACTATTACTCATATCATTGCTATTTTTTAATTGAACCAATGGACCATATTTTCCAATATATGTAACCACTTCAAATTTTGTTTTTGGATCAAAACCAAGAGACCTTTGGTATTTATCTTTATGTAAATCATTGTTTGTTGTTAATTCCAAGATTATAGGATTAAAACATTCATAAATTCCTTTAACAACAGAAACCCAATCTTTTTTACCACTACTAACCTCATCAAGTTGCTTTTCTAAATTACAAGTAAATGAGTAATTAATAATATTTTCAAAATGAATATCCAAGAAATCATTAACAATTTTACCAATATCTGTTGGAACCAATTTTTGTTTTTCTGAATTTATCTTTACCTTATCACTACTTTCTTCTATTTCAAAATTCTTAAGTGTTAGTTTAATATAATTCTTATCAACACCTTCTATATCTTGTTTATTTACATAATTCCTATCTTGCACTACACTTACCATAGTTGAGTAAGTACTTGGACGACCTATTCCAAGTTCTTCTAGTTTTTTTACTAAACTTGCCTCTGTAAATCTTCCATTAGGTGGTTTTGTAAATTTTTCTACACTATTTACTTCTTCTAATGTTAATACATCTCCTTTTTTTACATCAAGTTTAGATAAATCAGAACCATTACAATTTTCGTTATCATTATCATTATCATTATCATTATCATTATCATTGTCATCATCATTTTCACTATCATTGAATGGTTTATAGACTCTCAAAAATCCATCGAAAATTACTTTTTGATTCTTACAATTAAATGTATATTCACCAATTTTTGAACTTATGCATTGGTTTTCTATTTTGGCATCAGACATTTGGCAAGCAACAGTCCTTCTATAAATTAGATTGTATACCTTTACATCACACATTTCAAAATTCGGGTCATTTTCTGATTGAAGATTACTAACATTAAAATTACAAGGTCTTATAGCTTCGTGCGCCTCTTGGGAATTTTTCGATTTATTCTTAAATTCATTTTTTTTATAATATTTTTCTCCAAATTCGGCCTTGATTTTCTTTTCCAATTCTTCCATAATAATATCACTTAGTTTAACACTATCTGTTCTCATATATGTAATATAACCATTTTCATATAGTTTTTGAGCAATTTTCATAGTTTTTTGTGGACTATATTTAAACTTATTACTAACTTCTTGTTGAAGACTACTTGTAATAAATGGAGCACTAGGACTTCTCTTTGATGTTGTTTTTTTAATATCAGATACTACAAAATCATGATTTGCACATTCTTCCAAAAAATCTTCTGTTTTCTCTTTTGATTCAATCTTTTTATCTAATTCAAAATCAAGATTAGCCTTTTTTAGCTTAAAAATACCATTTGTTTTAAAGAAATTGTTAGAACTAAATTTATTAATCTCATTTTCACGTTCCAATATTAATTTATTAACAACACTTTGTACCCTTCCAGCAGATAATGAAATACCTTTTTTCATACTACTTTGAATATTTTTCCAAAGCAATGGTGTAATCTTGTATCCAATCAATCTATCAATAATCCTACGAGCTTGTTGTGCATAAAACATATTGATATCTAAATCTTTTGGGTCCTTTGCTGCATCTTGAAGCGCCTTTTTAGTAATTTCAGTGAAAAGTAGTCGCTTTCTTTTTGATTGTGGAATTTTTAGAACTTCGGATACATGCCAAGCAATACTTTCACCTTCTCTATCATAATCACTAGCAAGCAAAACCCCATCACATGTTTTATAAATTCTCTTTAGATCACTAATTACATGTTCCTTATCAAAATTATTAATATAAATTGGAGCAAAATTTTCATCAACATTAATCGAAAGATTTTTGTTGTTTAAATCTCTAATATGACCATAACTTGATTTAACAATATGTCCGTCTCCTAAAAAACCTGAAACCTTTTTAACCTTTGCTGGAGATTCGAGAATAACTAAAATTGTCATATTTGAAGCGTATATTAATATTATCAATGTAATATTTAAATCAATTTTTAAAATAAGCAAATGTAGATTAATATAAATATAATAAAAATATAAAAAATTTATTTTCTTTTTGAATTCTTATTTTGTTTTTTATTGTTTTTGAATTTTTTATTTGTTTTTATTTTTTTTAAAATATTTTTCTTTTTTGTTCTTGACCCACCTTGAACAGGTATTGGTGTAAAAAGACTAATTTCAAAAGGACTATTTCTAAAAGGACTATTTCTAAATCTAGTATTAAGTTTTTTGTTTGATAAAGCTATTTTATTGTTATTTTCTTTATTAACATTATTTAAAGCACCTATAGTTCTTTTGTCTTTTTTAACTGTATAAATATTTGAATTAAATGACTTTAATTTTAAATTTCTTATAGCAAATTTATTTATTATGTCATTAAAATAATTAAATTTGTATTCTCTATCTGAATTTATAATTGAAATAATTTTTTTTATTAAAATATTATTATAAGTTTTTGATGGTGCACCATGACTTGAAATAATTTCAATTAATTTATGGTTTTCAGTATTAAATACTAAATCTGTTATATCACCAAGATTATATAAAAACTCTTTTACCATTTCATTTGTATCTCTAAAAGTTATTAAAAATCTTACAAATTCAAAAACATTTATTTTACGATTTAGATTTGTTTTTAAAACATCAACAAAAGCATAAATATCTTTATTAACTGCAATATGAGGGAATGATGATGTATCATAGTGTGATTCGTATAACTCATCTTCAAATATTAATTTAGCTTCATATAATGCCAATATTTTCATAAATAAATAATTCATTACAAGATTTATATTGGTATTTGTTGATTCTAAATATATTTTGTTTTCAAGAATTTTAATAAATGATTCTTTAGTTATAACTTTTACTTTCGAATTCATATTAACTGATCCTCCAACTTGAGCATTATTGTGAATATCTAAATCAATATCAGGTTCTATACTATTTAATAAATCAATTATTTCGGACCTATTTTCTAAATCAAATTCAAATACTGAATCAAATATACCTTTTAAATTTAAGTCTAATGATTCACCACCAACACGATTATCATAAAATATTTTTGATACCTTCTTACCCGATAATTCTATTTTTATAATTAGTTTATCATATTCAATAATACTCATTGTAGTTTTAATTCCTTTAACATCAGAACTTTTAATAAATGGTGTATTGCCACCTAGTTCTTTTTTTATTAATTCATTTGATGATAATACATTTATTATATTTGTATTTTCATTAGCTTCATTAATAATTATTGGGAATACTTCAATATCATCTGTATTATAAATTGACAATACTTTTATACAATCCTTTTGTACAATAGCTGATGGTGAATAAAGTGTCAACAATCTAACTATGGTTATTGGATTTGTTATAAGTATTTCATTAAATGCTTCAAAATCAAATTTAGCCACTCTTAAACTTTCTCTAGTTTTTTCATCTATTACAACACTAGCACTTGGCATATTAGCACTAGCACTAGCATTAGTATTAGCACTAGCACTTGGCATATTAGCACTAGCACTAGCATTAGTATTAGCACTAGCACTTAGCATATTAGCACTAGAACCACCAAATTGATTTTGAGGCATAGGAAGTGCTGTTTCACTTCTTGGAATAAAAATAGTTATATCTTTTCCTTTTCCACCAAGATCACCATGTTCAAATATACATGGAATTCCATTTGCTACAGCAAACGCAATAGCAATAATATCATATGAACAAAATACAAATGGTTTTTCTTGTTGTTTTTCAAATATTTTTACTAAATTTGTTGAAGCATCTACATCAACTAAAGCATAATTCCTTTGTTTTAAAGTACTTAATGCTTGTAATTGATCACCTATTCTTTTTCTTAAAAATAAGAAAAATATAATTAACATGTATTCAGATAATTCTTTATTATTATTCATATGTTCAATAACGTTTTTTACAATATTAGTTTTGTAATTTTCAGAGAAAGAATCACTATCCTTTAATAATTTTGATATTTTAGTTTGTAATTTTGTAGCATTATTTTGCGAATCTATTAATTCTTTAATCTTGTCTCTACTTTGTTTACCAACTATCCTACTTGCGTTTGATTTACTATTCAAAGTTGAATCATTTAAGATAGATTGATAATCGAATGAATTATTATCAAAACTAATATTGCACCAAGGTTTTGATCTTTTAGTGGTACTGACTTTAACAGGTAATTCAGATTTATCTGTAACACCTTTTATTTCAGTATTTTTTAAATTACTATAACTTATATAATCAAATCCAATATGAATTTTGTTTGTATTTAAATATTTTATTTCATTTTCATCAACATCAACAAAGAAGTTTAACCCTTTTCTTTTTACTGGTTCTCTAAAATTTAATTTTCCTGCTGCATCGTTAGTCATTTCTCTGTTACATACATAACCAAGTTTAATATTACCATTACTTTCATCAGTTGATTCATTGCGCATAATGCTAAGTAACCTTTTTTGAACATCAATTACAATTGGTATATAACTTACATTGTTTTCTTCAAATTGTTGATAATCTTTTAAACTTGATACAATAGTTTTATATGCCGTTTTATTATCAACATTATACTTAATATCAACTTGTGTTGGATTAGCTACCTTTAAAACTTGTTCTAAATAATATTTTTCAATATTATCTTTACCTTGTGTGTTACTTTTTGTATAATATGCTGGTAAAACTCCTAAATTTCCACCAGATACTCTATTATTTTGTTGACACATAAAATTTAAATCGGTTTCACTATGTAAGGGATTGATAATACTATTTACAAAACTAAAATTTAAATTTGAAAATACATTTGGTTGAAAATCTCCATATCCAACAATATTTTTAGCCTTTGGTAACTTATCATAAAAAATAGTGTCAAAATCGTGTACCGAATCATATAAACATATTTCTCTTATAAGAGCATCAAGTTGTTCTTCAGATGATTTACTCTTTCTTTTTTCTTCAAGGTAAAATTTAGATTTATCATTTGGATTTATTGTTGCCATATAATATAATATAATAAAATATAAAATACATTTATAAAAAAGAATATAAAATACATTTATAAAAAAGAATATAAAATACATTTATAAAAAAGAATATAAAATACATTTATAAAAAAGAATATAAAATACAATATATTTGTAAAAAAAAAGAATTGATTAAACTATTTGTCCATCTTTCATTTCAATAACTCTATTTGCTAATTTCAATAATTTTTTTTCATGTGTTATTAATATTAATGTTTTATTTTTTGAAGCATTCATTATAAAATCCATAACAATTTTAGAATTTTCCTCATCTAAAGAAGATGTTGGTTCATCTAATATTATAACCTTGCTTTTTTGTAACATAGAACGCAATAACCACACTATTTGGCGTTGTCCACCAGATAAATTATTACCATATTTACCTACTGGTTTATCTAAATCTTCTAAAAATCTATTTCGTATACTGTCTATTTTTATTGAATTTATTAAAGAAATAACTTTATCTCTCTTAATGCTATTTATTCCATATGTTATATTACTATATAAACTTCTATTAAATAATTTAGGATGTTGAGGAATATAAGTAATAACTTTTCTTAGACTTTTTATAGAAGCGTCTTTTAATTCAATACCATTAACTTTAATACTTCCTTCATCGTAATCAAATAATTTTACTAATAATTTACCTAAAGTTGATTTACCACTTCCTATTTCACCTATAAGAGCTATTCTCTCATTTTGGTTAATATCTAAATTAACATTTCTAATTATATATTTATCTTTGACATAGTAAAAACCTAAGTTTCTTATATTTATTGTTACATCTTGATTTATAGGTATATCTTTACTTAATCTATTATCTAATTTGGGTAAATTATCTAAATAAGTTGTCAAAACACTTAATCTTCCTTTTAAATCTATGTATCGGCGTGCTTGATAATAAACAGTCATAAATGTACCTAATAATGAATAGTTTATAATTATTATAGCTGATAAGGTATCTAATTTTATTTTCTTTTCGTAAAATATTTTAATAGAATAGAGATTTAATATAGCAAATATAACTACAAATACAAATGAATACAATATTCTGTATTGATTATAACATTTGTAATATTTTTGTTCACTTTTATAAATTCCTTTACTTAAATATTCTACTCTTCTTTTCTCGAATTTGTTTTTATCACTTGTATAAACTGATATAAGATTACTTAACATATCTTCTATTTCTTCATGGGATTCGTCAAAAATCTTTTCGGCATTTTCTACAACATTTGTGCATGATTTTGAAAACAAAACACATAAAGAAAATATAATAACCATTGAAATTAGATATAAGAATCCTAGTGTTTTATCATAATAATATAAATAGAAAAAACTTGTTACAACGACCAATGAATTACTAAATATAAAACTTTCTGTTTCATGAAATATATCTTCTAAAACCCATGGTGCTTTAATTAATTTTGTAATAGTATCACCTACTAATAAATCTTTAAAGTTTGTTTGATATCTATTTACAATTTCGTCAATAATTCTTACTCTTGTAAAAGAATTGAATTTTGGTAATACTCTTGAATAAAGCATATTACTTATGGCCTGTACAACTTGTATAATAAACCATACAAATATCAATAAAACTAAAAATTTAATTGTTGGATTTATATTTGTTTCTTTTATTGAACCTATAAGTTTCCCATATAAGTGTGGCATACCAACTTGTGATATTGGAATATATACCAAAGAAATAAAATAAAGAATATAGCTTATCTTATTTTCTTTTAAGAAATCAATAAATATATTTGCGATCATTACTATAGTAAAATAAAAAAATATTAGATTTTATTAATTATAAAACTATGTTCCTTTTCTTCATTTATATTATAAAGAAAAATATTCATTGAATTTTTAAAAAAATCTATTTTCCCACACCCTAATGTTTTGCTAGCAAATTTTAATTCTTCATTATTGTAAAACTTTATTTCCTCATCAACTAAACTACCAACACCACATATTACCATATTAGGTTTATCTGGTATATAAATATGTTGTTTATTATGTTCATGACCAGATAAGATTAAATCTACTTTACCTATGTTATTAATTTTTGTATATAATTCGTCTAATTCATAATCATCTTCCTTATTTGTTGAATAACTCTTCCATGGATGGTGACCAAAAACTATAATCCATCTACACCTACTTTCGTATATCGTATTTAACAGCCATTGTTCCTGTGTTTTCCTATTTTTCATTTTAGTTAAATTTGTATCAATTGCAATAAATTCTACTGGTACATTATTAATTCTTTTTTTAAAACAATAAAAATTATTTGGCATTATCCATTTATTACTTATTTTAGTATATTTAATTTCATTTCTTGGTGATACTTTTAAATTATAATCATGATTACCCAAGACGTTATAAAATTTAATATTATTTGATAAATTCGCGTATGGTAATTCAAATTTTTCAATGAATTGCTTATCATTTGTTGATTTTACACCATTAGGATAAATATTATCACCTAATCCAAGAATAAATTTACAATTATATTTTTTTATTAAATTTTCAAGTAATTTTGAAACTAAATATTGGCCCTTATTTCCAGAACCAAAATCACCTATAAATAATATTGAAGTCATATAATATTATAAGAAATTAAAACCATATTATTATTTTTTTTATAAAAATATACACATTTTAACCCATTTTTATTATTATTTTTATTATTATTTTTTTTATATAAAACATAAATAGTAAAAAAAATTTAATGTATAATAAATTTAACTTAATTATAGTCATACAAAATTTAATTTATTTTAATATAATATACTATCATGAATTTGAGAAAAATGAAAAACCAACTTATTCCAAAAAGTTTCAAAAATAAATATTTAAAAAAACCTACTGAAAAGAAAACCAAAAAGATCAATACTTCTAAAAAGTTATCAAGAAAAGTTAAAAGAGCAAGTGGAGTTAAAAATAATTTAAAGACTAACAATGTTAAAAATACAATTAAGAAAATAAATAAAAAACCTAATGGTAATGGTAATAATGTAAAGTCAAACAAAAAAACAAAAAAATGTGGTAATTATAATTTAGGAGATATGATTTTAAAATTATTTAATTAGATTTGATTACAATATAATTATTCAAATTTAGTTAGTGTGTTTATTTTTTTATTATTTTATTATTTTTTATACTATTGATTATTATTTGAAATTAATAATATATAAATACTTAAAGTAATTATTTTATTTAGTCTTATATGATTTTTAAAAACTTGTTATTACTTAATTTATTTTTTTTTACAACTTCATTAAACGAAGAAACAATTTTAAGAAATGAATTAACAAGTTCTTATAACAAATATGTTAGACCTGTAGAAAATTTTGAAGATAGTTTAGAAATACGAGTGGGGTTAGCTGTTCAAAATATTGAAGAATTTGACCAAAAAAAAGAAACAATGGATTTAAATGTGTGGTTAAGAATGAACTGGAAAGACCATTTATTAACTTGGAATAGTTCGAATTACAATGTTACATTTTTATCAATGAATGTTGATAATATTTGGACTCCTGATGTTGAACTTTTAAATGCTGCGTCTAAACCTAATATTTATATATTAGATGAAGCATTAAATTTATATAATGATGGAAGTATATTTAGAAGTAAACCTGCCATTTTTAAGTTTGCTTGTTCATTGGATTTGCATGAATTTCCTTTTGATATTCAAACTTGTACAATGAAATTTGGTTCATGGACTTATAATAATGATTTAATGAATGTATTACCTTATGAAGATATTAGTAAACAAATTGATGTTTTACCAACATTTTCTCATAGTGAATGGGGTATAAATAGTTATAGTTTAAAAAACTACAATGAATCAAGATTATGTTGTCCAGGTAAAAATTTTTCTATAAATGAATATACATTTGAATTACAAAGGTATCCTCATTATTATAAACTTTCTATGGGGATGACTATTTCGTTAGTTATTGTAAGTTTTATTATTATGCTAATGAAACCTGATAATGTTAGTAGAACTGGTACAGCTGTATTTATTCCTCTAACAATTTTGGCGTTACAGTTAACAATTGCTGATAAAATAACAGTAGTAGGATATTATACCTTGATGGATAACTTCTTTTTATGTTGTTTCATTACATCTATGTTTGTTTCAATTGAAAGTGGTTTAATATTTTCATTAATTACAACAAAAAGCAATTTGATATATAATACATTTTGTTATGTATTTAATATTGAATTGTTATATAAAAAATATATTTTAAGTATTATTAATAATAAAGCTAGAAGAGAAAAACATGATATTTTTATTAGAAGATTACAAGAAAGTAATTATGATAGAAGTAATGATTTTATAGAAGAAAGTGATTTTGAATCAACAATTGATGTTTTAAATAATATTAGAAATACACAAGAATCTGATGAAAATATGAATATAAATCAAAATATAAATCAACATTTATCTCAAAATACTTTAGATTTAGAAAATAATGAAACAATGATAAATTCAACTTTAACAAATAGAAAATTTGGTGATTTAAAACCAAAAGATTTTGATATGGATATTAATATTGTTGATAAAAATATAGTAAGAGTTATTAATTTTGATAATGAAAATTTGTTATTAAGTTTAAAACAGAAATTAGTGTTTGATAGAATAACAGAAATATTTACTTTTGCTGATAATATATGTAGAGTATTATTACCTATAATTTTTGTTATTTATATATCTTATATTATGTCTCATGAAAAATAATTATTAACATTACATATCTAAATTAAATATATATAAAGGGTTTAGTTCAATACTTAATTATGATTAAATTGATATTTTTTTTATTTATAAGTTCAATAAAATATAGTTATTGTCTTACAAGTTCAAAATCAAGTTCAAAATCAACTTCAACTTTAACACTACAAAATGGTTTAAAATCAATAGAACAAGATGGAAGTGGAATGGATATGCAAATGAATATGGGTGGTAGTGGAATGGATATGCAAATGAATATGGATATGCAAATGAATATGGATATGAATATGGATATGAATATGGATATGGATATGAGTGAATATGAATTAAGAGAATTATTATTCAGAAATTATAGTGTCAATAGTATACCAGTTATAAATCACGATAATAATATTGTATTGAAATATGGTCTACAAATAGAAAGTCTTGAAAATTTTAATCAAATATCAGAAAATATAAAATTTAATATATTAATTATTCAGGAGTGGACTGATCATTTATTAAATTGGAATAATAGTATTCATGTTAATCATAGTCATAATTTAGAGTATATAACATTATTATCAAATCAATTATGGAAACCTGATTTAGAATTATATAATGCTGCCGAAAAACCTATTGTTTTTGATTTAAAAGGAGGATTAAAATTGTTTAATAATGGTAAAATATATTATAGTAGACCAACATTATATAGTTTTTCATGTAAATTAGATTTAAAAATGTTTCCATTTGATAAACAAAATTGCGAAATGATATTTGGGTCATGGAAATATTCAAAAAGTAAATTGGATTTAAAACCATTTAATGAAAATGATATTATTTCAAATATTTCTGTTAATCCACAATTTTCACATAATGAATGGAATATAATAAATGTAAATGTAAGACACGAAGACATTGAATATTTGTGTTGTCCTGGTGAATATTACCCTAATTCATTTTTTACAATAACATTAGAAAGAAACTATCATAAATATATGGTTGTAATTATCATGACAATTTTTATAACTTTATCAGATTTCTTTGTTACATTCATAAAAGTTGATAATTATAAAAGAACATTTATTTTGGTATTTATACCTTTAACACTATTATGGTTACAAATATATATTGCATCAAAAATTCCTGTTATAGAATATTCAACTTTAATGGAAAAAATATTATTGTCTTGTTTTATTATTACAATATTAAATGCATTTGAAAGTGCTATTTTATTTATAATAATTACAAATGTCAAAAATAGAAAAATACCATATTCAAAAACAATTTATAGAAAAGATGTTAAATTACTAAATATTATTAGTTATTTTGGTGATAAATATTATGAATTAAATTTAAATAATAAAATTACAAATTATGTCCATAATTTTGATAATTTTTATAGATTTGTAATTATATTATTTTTTAGTATTTATGTAGGATATTACATTGATACAGCATAAGTTTTTATAGTATTTTTATGTACAGTATTTATTTAAATTTATAGTATAATTTATTCAAATTTATAGTATAATTTATTCAAATTTATAGTATAATTTATTTAAATTTATAGTATAATTTATTCAAATTTATAGTATAATTTATTCAAATTTATAGTATAATTTATTCAAATTTATAGTATAATTTATTCAAATTTATAGTATAATTTATTCAAATTTATAGTATAATT